AAAGAAAATATTGACTATGCTAAGTCCAAGAAATATGGTGTAAGAGTTACAAATAAAAATTGGGAAACAGATGGTAAACTGGCTAAGATATTCTTTACAAGCTTTGCAATAAAACACAAGATGAAGAATAGGGAGTTGTGGAAGTTTGTTGCCAATAGAGATTTTAAAAGATCTGTTGCTAAAAACTATCCTGAAAACTGGAATACTTATATTGTAGTTGATCCTACAAAAAAACTAAGACTTGAAACTAGAAAACAGTATTATAAAAATGTTCTTTTAAAGCAACAACAAGAAGGTTTAAAGGACTATAATGAATTTGATCTATGACCACAATTGGAGAAGCAATCTCAAGAGTTAGAAATACACTCAAAGCAGTAAAAGAAGATGCTTTCTTAACTGATAGAAATATATACTTTCTATTAACTAAGTATGGCCAGACTCTTTTAAAGAGAGAAGACAATCAGTTTAGACTAATGAAAATTAGTTCTATTTTTCAAGTACTACCTTATGTAGAACTAATTGATGTAGATAAGGTAGAAGCTGGATGCATAGGTGTATACTCTGGATGTTACTTCAAAAGATCAAAAGAAAAACTTCCCACAATTTTAAATGGTGTTTTTGGTCCTATTATACGTACAGTATCTTCAATAGATGGTACTATAGAATTATTCCGTACAGATCCCGGTACTTGGGTTTCTATGACTAAAACTACAACCTTTAAGTACAATAGAAGTATTTATTTCTGGTATTTAAATGGTTACTTATATTTTCCCAATGTAGATTGGGATGCTGTAAGAGTAGAAGCAATCTTTGAAGGACAAGCAGATACCTGTACAACAGATGATTGTTTAATTAGACAAGACCAACCGTTACCATTTCCAGAATATCTGTTCTCAGAAATTGAACAGTATACCGTTAAAGAACTAACTATATCATTACAAGTAGCATCAGATACTGCAGATGATAGCCAAAATAATCTTAGATAATGGACTTCAATTACACACTTAGATATAGAACATTTAATCAATTGTTAGAAGATGTAACTGTTGACCTAAATACATTTGCTCTAGAAAATATGATAGAGCCTCAGCAGTTGATTAAATTAGTTAAGAAACTCAACTATGATCTTGGCTTAAGAATTAATCAACAAAGAGAAGTAATCTTAGATGTATGTCACGGTAAAGTAAAACTACCTGATGATTTCTATACATTTAACTTTGCTTTTATTTGTGGTGAGTTTGTAGAGCATCTTGGCTATGATGGTTTTGTAGGTGGAACTAATATTCAAGAAGTTCCATATGTAGAAACACCAGCTACTGTTGATGTCTGTGCACCGCAAACTGTAAACTGTGCTGTATGCAACGCAAATCCCTGTAACCATACTGCAGCATGTCCAGATAACACTTGCCCTGCTACATGTGCTCCTAACCCTATTCCTACAGAATATAATCCAAATGCTCCATATGGAGATGTTTGTACAAGACCAAGAGTATTTATGAACTGTAAAGGTGATAAATATGAACTTGTTCAAGTGATAAGTAATCCTGGAACAACAAGAGTTTATACACAACTCTTTCCATTAAGAATGAAGACAAGTCAGAACATAGAATGTGACTGTCCTAATCTCTATTGGAACACACCAAATCAAGGATGGATTAAAGATGGATTCTTATTTACTACTTTTCAGACTGGTAAGGTATACTTAAACTACCAAGGTCAAATGGAAGATGAAAATGGTAACTTGTTAGTTCCGGATCATGATCTACTAAATGAATACTATGAGTATGCATTAAAAGCTAGGATCATGGAAAATCTTTATTTAAATGGAGAAGATGTTGCACAAAGGATGCAACTTATTGAGCAGAGAGTAAGAACTGCACGAAATGCCGCACTAAGTCTTGTTAATACTCCAAACTTTAGAGAAATGGCTGACATGTGGTGGGCTAATAGAAAAGCAATGTATGGTAAGTACTACTATATGTTTGAAAGTTATTCACCAAACTATTTAGCCTATAGAAACTATAGAAATAATGACTACAATACAAGAGTAATGTAATGGCAAAATTACAGAACACATCTCAGAGTATTACTAATACATTTATAAAGGGTCTTAATAAAGATTCAGATCCTTCATTTGTATCAGAGGGTATGTGGATACATGCTCGTAATGCAACTAATAATACTTCAGAAGGTAATTTAGGTACACTATCTAACGAAGCTTCAAATGCACTATGTGCAGCTGTTGGAACAACTATGCCAAATTTTGGTGTAAATGCTGTAACTGATGTTTATATAATAGGTGCAATTCATCTTTATTCAGATAAGTGGGTAATTTATTCTGCAGGACATTCTTTAAATGGTAAGTCTGTTATGTCAGAGATAGGGTTATTAGAAGAAGAAAGATGTATTTATAGACCTATTGTACAAGATGAGTGTTTAGGATTTGATAAAAGATATCTTATATCTGGTTCATCTAGAGAAAGAGAAGATTGTTCATGGCAAGTGTATTGGGCTGATGGATTAAATCCAGATAGATTTTTAAACATTGGTGATCCACAAACTTGGCCATCAAGTGACTATCAATGGCAGCTTAGTACAATTACTAATCCTACACAAGCAGTTTATAATACTGCAGTTAACCAATATGTAAATACTGCGGGTGATCTCACATTGTGGCCAGGAGTAGCATGGGTACAAGATTGTTCAACTAATGCTAACTGTGTTACATGTAATGATACGAATGAGTTAGACTGTGATCATATTAGACTTGCAAGACTTGTTCAAACACCATGTCTTTCTATTCAAAGAGGAGAGTCTGGAGGAACACTAAGAAATGGAACATACTTTGCTGTTATTGCTTATTTAATAAATGGTCAAAGAGTTACAGATTATTTTTCACCAAGTAATACTCAACCAATATATTTTCCAGATGATCTTCAAGGGGCTATTACAATTAATGTAGAAGCAGATCAAGAAAACTTTGATGAGTTTGTTCTAGTAGTTGTACAGAATATTAATCAAGGTACTGTAGCAAAACAGATTGGTACATATTCTACAAGAACTAATGTAATTGAACTAGATCAGATCAAAGATGATTTAATTACCATTCCATTACAGTTTATACCAATTACAAATCCTATTTATGAAACATCTGATCAAATGACAGATGTAAATAACTACTTGTTAAGAGTTGGTCCAAGATCAAGATTTGATTTTAACTATCAGCCACTTGCTAATTTAATTAGAGCTAAGTGGGTATCCATAGAATATCCTGCAGACTATTATGTAAAGGGTGGTAATAAAGGTAGTTACTTAAGAGATGAAGTATATGCATTCTTTATTCGTTGGGTATATAATACTGGGGATAAGTCTGCATCATATCATATTCCAGGAAGACCTCCACAGGATTATACATATACTCTTACCGGAACAACTACACAAGTAACTGGTAATGAAAGAACAGATAGTATTAATGATGTAAATACACTTACAGACTCAGACCAACTATTTGAGATGTACAACACAGCTAATACAAATGGTGTTGCATCTATACTTGGTACAACAACAAATGATGGTGGTGTAGTAGTTGCTTCTGGAGAAATGGGTTACTGGGAATCATCTGAATTATATTCGGATAATAGACCTGATATATGGAATCCAAGTGTACACTGTTGGACTGGTTCAGATGGTCATGCAAGTTATATTGATCCACAAGGAAATATTATTTATCCAAATGACCTTTGTGGTCTTAATATTAGACACCACAAGTTCCCAGATAATTATTTAAATGATAAAACTCTTCACTACAAACCTAGTACAGCCTCTGTACCTGGAGACTCAAATAATCTAAACATTAGATTAATGGGTGTAGTCTTTGAAAACATACCATTACCAAAAGATAATGATGGCAATGATATTCCAGGTATTGTTGGTTATGAAATACTAAGAGGATCAAGAGAAGGTAACAAATCTATTATTGCAAAAGGTATGCTCAATAATATGAGAACCTATAAGATTAAAGGAGATGTTGCAAGAAATAGAACCGGTCTTTATCCTAACTATCCATTTAACTGTTTACAATCTCCAATGAATACTGGAGGTGTTGGTGAGGATAACTATCAATTTAATGACCCGTATATCAAAGTAGATACTGGATATACTCAGACTATTCCAGTTGAGATAAACACCTTCCACTCACCGGATACAATGTTTAGAACACCTTTCTTAGAAGGAAGTGAGCTTAAACTATATGGTGCACTAAGTGGTTACTCAGCACAACAATTTAAGTATCCTGATGAGCATCCTAAGTTTAAACTTATTAGTGATGCAGCTATGGGACTTGCTCTACTTATCGGATTTGTAGAAGCAATTGTTTCTCTTACTGGTAAACAAACTGTAAGACAACCAGGTGCTAGTTTTACTAAACAAATATTTGGAGATGTTCAAGGTACTTTTGCGCCAGTTCCTCCTGGTGGTGGTACTATTACTACTACAGGAAACTGGGCACCTAATATAATACTGCCTGTACAACAACAAGTAGGGGATCCACAATTTCCAAATAACCCTATTGTTAGTCCACCAACTTCATTCTTTAGTAGATTAAATAATTACTTTACTGGTAATTTCATAAGTAATATTACTGGTACATCAGCTAGTCTTTCAGAAATCTTTAGTGAGTTTAACTATGATGTAGGCTTTGAAAATGGTGGCACATTTACTGCTCCAGATATTGATGTAGAACTATCTGCTGCAAGTCTTCTTGAATCAGGTTCTAATGCTAGTATTATTCAATTAGCTAGTAACGTACTCGGTGCACTTAATAAGTTCTTCTACTATTTTTCTGAAGGTGCTGATGCTACTCTTCAAATAATATATGCATTCTTACCATTTGACCAGTATGCACTACAGATGGTATCGCATGGTTTATATGATAGTTTTTTACCTCCAAGTTCTATTCAAAGAGCTTCTGAACCATATGTTACCAGACTAAAAATTGATGATGCTTTTTATATTAGAGGTAATATACAAGAAGTACCATATTATCAGTCTCAGTGGCCGGCAGTAGTTAATAGGAGATACTCTATTAATAATCTTAAAAGATCTGACTCAGTAGTTTTAAGAACTATGAGTGGTCCATATTTTCAACCAGCATATCCTGCTGGAGTAGATTTAGGTCCTAAGTTTATTTTAAACTCATCTGGTGAATATTATGATAAGTCACTTGTGACAATGTCATACTTTGATAACAATGGTTCTGGACAAGGTAATGCTTGGGGTGATATCTCAGGCCCATCTTTCAATGATGATAATATATCTACAGGATTCTCTCTACCAATTGCTAGTCACTATGGTGCAATTAAGTTTAGAAAAAGAAACCAGTATGGACAATTAGAATCAATCAAACAGATTGTAATTACTCCATGTGAGCAAAAATTAGATGATAGTTATTATATAAATCATCTCTGGTCAGAACAGTATGTGTGTCCAACAGACGGTCTTCAGTATACTATTAATAAAATTACTCTTACACCAATATTCTTTGGCGGGGATACTTTTGTAAATAGATATACTGAAAAGAATTCAATGTTCTTTTTCTATGATTGGTTATACGGTCAACCAGATGGATTTGAATTTAACTACTTACTTAGACAAATGATACCAGAACCAAAATTCTGGGTAAACTCTACTAAGTATGATGTTTCTGATTTTTCAAATATATTTACTCAGTTTTTTGGTGGTGGTTCTGCTCCAGGTACAGGATGGAAACCTACACAGTTTTATAAAATGGACTATGATGGTTTTGATTATAGAAATAGTACAGCTGGAAACTATCCAGGAATATTTAGACCAAAAGATTGTTACTTCTATTTAGCTGCATCTTCTGTTAGAGATTTCTTTGTAGAATCTGAAGTACTCGTAGATTTTAGAATACAAGGTGTTACAGAAGCAGAAAAATACTATGACCCATATGGATATACTGATATTATTAGTATGTTCAATATGGATCCGCAAATTATTACTAGGGGTAATGAATATAGATATGATTATTCACTAAGTATTACCAAAGCATTTAGTCAGTACTTTTCATCTGGTAATTTACAAAGTAGATATTATAATCCTAATGTAGCTAAGTTATGTTATACATATTATCCAGATAGAATTATATATTCATTGCCACAACAGCAAGAAGCTTTTAAAGATAGTTGGTCTGTATTCTTAGTAAACAACTACAAGGAATTCCAGTCTCAGATATCAGGAGTTAAGTCTATTAATAAGAATGGTATTGTAATTACTTTTAAGAACAGTAGTCCATTAATGTACCAGGGTGTAGATACTTTACAAACAGATCTTGGAACAAAGATTACTATTGGAGATGGAGGTTTATTTAGTCAACCGGTTCAATCTGTAATTAATTCAGACCCATTCTATGAATATGGGTCATCACAAAATAGACTATCTGTAATATCTACTCCTGCTGGTATTTATTATATCTCACAAAACCAAGCTAAGATATTTTCACTAGGAAGTAATCTAAAAGAGATATCTCAGATTGGACTAAAGTGGTGGTTTAATAACTTCTTACCTTATAAGTTAACTGATGATTTCCCAGATTACCCATATCAGGATAATCCCGTATCAGGTATTGGTTGTCAGTCTTTATATGATAATGAAAACAGTATTCTATATTTTTCTAAGAGAGACTATCAGTTACTAGAAAAATGGAAGGCTCCAAACTTTAGTGGTAAGATTATTTATGTACCACTAATTACATTTGGTCCTAAAAAAGGTCAGGGAGATTATTTTCAAATACAAAATGCTAATGGAACTGTTCAACCAGGTATATATCAATTAGGTAACCCTATATTATTTGAGGATGCATCATGGACTATAAGTTATGATCCTAAGAATGAGTTCTGGTTATCATTCCATGACTGGCACCCAGATCTTAGTATGGGTACAAAAGATGTATTTCTTACTACTAAAAAGAATGGTATCTGGAAACATAATGAAGGTTGTTCAAGTTTCTGTAACTTCTATGGTGATCAATATCCTTTTGAAATAGAACTTCCAATTATTACAGGTCAAACTGTAACCACGGTTAAATCTATTGAATACATTCTAGAATGCTATAGAAGAAGAGAACAAAATTGTATTGACCATTTTCATGTATTAGATTATAACTTTGATAGAGCTATAGTATATAACTCAGAACAGGTTTCTGGATATTTAAATCTTAATATCTTTCCTAAGAACAATGTTACATTAAGTGAAACATATCCTAAACTAAATCAATCTAACTTAGCTTCTTTTGATATATTGTTTAGTAAAGAAGAAAACAAGTATAGATTTAATCAGTTCTGGGATATTACTAGAGATAGATCAGAGTTTCCAATTGGATCAGACTATCCACCAACAGGACCTGTGATCCCAGGCACTACTGTACTACAGGGTAACTATGCTGATAGAAACATATGGTTTACTGAATCAAATGGTTATAAGAGAACTCTTAACCCAACAAACTTAGATTATAATAAATCTGAACTACAAAGAAAGAAGTTTAGACATTACTTAAATTACTTAACTTTAATTAAAGAAGATAGTTCAGATACTAATATGATCTTAAAAATTGTAAATAGTAAAAATCAAATATCTCTTAGATAATGGGTAACAAGAAAGTACTAAGCAAAGCTACTAGAGAATTAAATAAAACTAAGAGATTTGCAGCACCTAAAAATATTATTGTAGATCCAAGAGGACAGTGGGCACATCCAGGTGAGATAACAAGAATTCCATCTGATACTATAACAATGCAAGATGTACCATATCCTGTTATGGCATATCCAAATATTGGTGAACCACAGATGATGTATCCAGGTGGTGAGTACTATTACCCAGGTGCAGATTATGTTGATGAATACCCACAAATGCAAGATGGTGGAGCTATTCCTGTTATTGAAGATGCTGGATCATATAATGCTGAAGGTTATTGGATCCCAGATTGGGAAGCAATAAAAAAGCAAGCAAAAGAATTAAATGCTAAGACAGTTAAAACTAAAAATGGATCAATAATTTATTTTGATAGTAACTGGAATGTTCAAAATGTAGATGATAATCCACAGATGAAGAAAGGTGGTACTCCTAAGAGTTTGGTTAAGATGCCAAAGCCAAGCAAGAAAGGTTTAGCATCTAAAAAATTTTCAAGAAGTCTAGAAGCTACCAACAAATTATTTACTGAAAACTATCTCTTTGCAAAACCAAAGTCTAGAAAAAGAAAAGTATTTGATCCCAATGCTGCATATTACCAAGAAGGAGGAGGTCCTGGAAAAGGTTTCAAAAAAAGATTAATGAAAAGATATCCTGGTATGCAGGGTGTCTATGGACCAGAAGGTGAGAATCTTAATATTGTTAGAGACCCTAATTATGATGCTGCAAGTGAACCTTATTATGCTGGAGATATTGAGTTCATGTTTCCAGGATTACCAGATGTATCTTATCCAAATAAAAAAGACGAAACTCTTCCTGATTATGTTTATGTAAATCCATCTCCAGATAAATATACTTCTGTATATAATCCAAGAGGAGCCAATAGAGCAGATATATTCTTAGATATGCTGCATGGTATGCGGGATGATCAAAACTATGAGGTGTTATTACAAAACTTTGATAAGGCTGTAAGAGATGCAAGAGGTGGAGACATGCAGTATTTCTATGAGCAAGATGTAGCAAATAATAAGTATACGGATGGTCAAGAACAATGGGATGATAATTATGTTGATGGTCAACTGAGAGCCCAACTTGCGCCAGGAACTTTAGGAATGTTTTCTCATGGTAGAAGAGACTACAGAAAGGAAAGAAGACATGACAGTCCTGAAATGAGAGCTGCAGCTAAAGATATCCGTAATTATATTAAAGGAGAATATCAAATAGGTGGTGCAGCTGCATCTCCTCTTGATCTGGATCCTGAGCACATGAAAAGGTATCTTGCTGATCTTAGAAAACAGGAGAATAGTGTTAGAAAAGGTTTTAGAAATGGAATGTGGTACCCACATGTAAGTTTAGAAGGTGGTGCAGATACTATTGCATATGGTCATAAGCTTACCCCTAGTGATGCCTATTTACGTAAAGGTATTACAGAAGAACAGGCTCTAAAACTACAAGAACAAGATGTATTAAAGAATCAAGCACTTGCTAAGAAACAAGTAGATAAACAATTTGGTGCTGGTACATTTGATAATCTTCCACAAGATTCACAAATGCTACTAATAGATTACCAGTATAATTTGGGTACTCTTTCTGGATTTCCAAAGTTTGTTAAAGGTGTGGTAGAAGGAAATAAAGAACAGATGCTGGCCCAACATACAAGATATGGTGCAGGCAAACCACTTACTAAAAGAAATGAGTGGACAGTAGATGTGATCAACAATATGGAAATTCCAAAGCCATATGATCCTATGGGGCAAATTACCATACCATTGGCTAACGTACCTGATGCAACAAATGTAGTTCAGCCAGTACTACTTGAAGGACCTAAAGAAGCTATTGAATTAGAACTTACTCCTGAAGAGATTAAACAATATCAAATGGGAGGTTATATTGTAGAAGATGTTGAGGGTACTGATGAAGCTGCTATGCCATGTCCTCCGGGATATATCTATGATCCAAAAGTAGGTAGATGTGTACCTGAAAATGCCTACAGACTAAATAGAGCAGCTGAAAAAGATGATATTAATGTAGATGATGCTCTTAGAGAAAATAGAAGATACTATGAGGGATACCAGTTTATGAAAGACTGGCAAAATTCTCCTATGTATGATAAGATGTTAAAAGGTGCTGCTAGAAGTCCTGAGTCTTATGAGTACATGAAGAAGATGCGCCAACAACAACTTGATACTACTCCACCATTACAAATACTACCACAACCAGAAGATGAACCAAATACAGGAGGTTACTCAGTAACTGCCACAGGTCAAATTGTAATTCTTCCTGAAGGATTCCGTACACGTGGAACTCATTCTCATGAATTATCTCATTCTTCTGATAGACCAGTTAGAGGTAAGAGAAGCAGATTAATTCCACAGAGAGATGTTGATTACATAAATAAAAATAAAGCAAAAACTATTGCAGATAGTAGGGCATATCATAACTATAAAGATCAGTATGACCCTATATTTAAAGAATACCCTGAATATAAACAACAAGTAGATGATAGTTTTAGAGAGTTTTCATCCGATTATGTAGGTGAACCAACTGAAGTAAGAGCAAGACTTAATGCAATTAGACAACTTGCAAAAGAAGCTAACTTATATGATCCCTTTACTGAAGGAGTTTCTCCAGACTTATACTATAAAAAGTTAAAGAACTACCAGTATGAGAAAGGAGATAAATCAGGGTTTGATCCAATGAAACAACTCCAAGACACATTTAGTGATGAAGAGATTATTTGGATGTTAAATAATATATCTAAAAATCAAGATCAGAACACAGAACTAGATGTTGCACAAGATGGAGGATATGTGCAATTAGATAGGGCTCCTGGTAATAAGTTTAAAAAAGATGCAAGTGGTAAATGGGTATATGAATCTGGAGCACCAGTAACAGATGCAATGATACTTCAAGATCTTAATTATGGTAAAGGTAAACCAATAGGATCTCCGGTCGTACAGGGTGCACCTAAACCAAAAGTAAATATAGCAAGAGAAGAAGAGCTAAAAGTTATAAAGAATTCCCCACGTATAGCAGATCAACAAAAAGTTGCACAAATAAAAGCTGAACTAGAAGAAGAACGTAGAAGAGCTCAAGCAGCATATGAAGCTAAACTTTATAATGATATGCATTATGAACAACCATTAAACATGATGGATGGGTTTTGGATGGGAGCTGTTACTGCACCTGTTATTGCAGCAGAGGCTATTCCAGCTGCCCTTGGGTTAGCTGAAGGCGCGCTTAGTACACCATTACCATATATGAGTTCTGTTCCTGGAGCTACGGTTGGTAATGCATTAGGATCATATTTTGCAGCAGATGCATTAGTTAATAGATTTCCTGAAGTTCCTGGACAAATTAAAAGAAGAGAATATGCAGATGCTGCAGCAAATGTTTTAACAGGAGCTTTAGATGTAGGTACTGCAGGAATGGTATCACCAATTTATAAGGGTGCTAAATCTGCAGCAAATGAACTTAAATCAGCAATTAACGCAAGAAACCCAGCTAACTTTAAAGTTCCAGAACAATGGTATAAACCAGAATTATATGATCTTTATGATAAAGCAACTGATAGTTATAAACTAGTTGAAATTAATGTACCACAAGAAGTAATTCCAGGAAGATCCTTTGAAGATGTATCACATAAACTAAAAAATTTACGAAGTGATTTAGGAATTGGTCCACTTGAACACTTAGGATATAGAGTTTTTGGAAGAAGTCCTATTGGAATGAGTAGAGATAGAATTATTGCAAATCCAGAAGATGCAAGACTCTTTGACTCTAATACCCGATATTGGCTAAATAGAATGTATGGTAATATACCACATGGTGAAGAAGTTATAAGCAAACATCTTCTTGCAAAAGATTATGGTAAACTATTTAAAGAAGGTCTATCTTATAATGAAGCAAAAAATCTTATGCGCCAATATAATGAAAGAACACTTCCTGGTTCTCCTA